ATGTTCAGATATTCCGCATTACCTCCCGGACAATACTGGATTGTAGATCGCCCTGTTGGTAGTTTGGGTAATCAAGTTCGTAACGCAGGTCTGGATTTGTGGAATGGTACCAACCATGATGAGTGGTTTGGTCTATTTAGCCACGAGACAATGAACGATAATTTATATGTTAACGGCGTGAAGCGAGGCCAGTTTCGGCTGCATCCGTTGCGGCCAGATGGTAGTGGTACCTCTTGGGGATGTATTACGTTTTTTCAGGTTAGCGATTTTGCAGTTATCAGGGACAGAATACTTAAGGCTAAAAGATTTAGTGTGCCGGGCGGCGCAGGGCTTATGGCTTACGGGCGGGTGGACGTCACAGGGAGCAGAAACTTTGCGTAATGTAAGCTCCGTTAAAAAAATACTGCTGTTCATTACCTGTTTTGTGAGCAGCTTTTTTATATTTAAGCATACTGACCAAGTTAAAAACCTCATTTATTCATTTTCGCTAGTCGTTGATAACTATATCGGTGGGGCTGACAGTGAAGGGAGCTGGAATGAACTTATTTTGGTTTTAATATTTCTGCTTGCGATTTCAACTGGACTATATGCGGTGTTATCACGGTTACTATTCAGTCCAAAAGCATAATAGAGTGCCTTACAGGCGCATATGTTGAATATGTAGTCTACGCTAGCCCGCCTCGCGGGCTTTTTTACGCCCATCTAAAAGCCTGCCAGCGGCCCCACACGCCACGCAGTAAACCCATCATCACACCGCAATACCCGAAATGGATCACGTCAGCCACGCCCTGCGCACGTAGCATAACATGCCACGGAAGAAACATAATCATGACGGAAACGGCACTACACCGCACCCGCCTGCACACTTTGCGTTATAAAGTTTTTTCAGTTTTAGTTTTCTACAAAACAACCCGCCAGCCCGCGCCGTGGCTGGGGCTTTGCAGCATTTTGCCAACTGAAAAGATTGAAAAGAATTTCAGTGTTTTTCAGTTTTTGGATCTCGGAGTGGATCGCGTAAAAGAATTAATTTATTGAATTTAAAGGGGATTTTGTGAATTTCGTGGGTTTTGTACTTACCGAAAGGATCAGATGATAATGTGATAAATAACTGCGCAAGTCAGGCGTGGCAATGTTTGCACTGAAGTTTTTAACGTAAAGTAAAACTGAAATTACTGCGCCATCTTGCCCATCACCCACTGCTGAATACGGGCTACGGGTGTCATGCTGCGTAGTGATGCAAAGCGCGTCAGTGGTGAAATCGTTGCGCCACACGGTGAAGCTGCCAGCATTAAGGCGAGTCTTGATGCCGGAATGAGTCCAACAGCGTTAAATCACCCCCTAAGTCGAGTCGGGAGCCATTAGCATGAGTTACCAGCAAAGCAGCAGCCCCTACCGGAAATCGTCTCAGCGGCAGCTTGTTACGACTACAGCGGCTATCACAGTTTGCACGGGATCAAGATGAGCGGGAAAACGCAAGTGTAGTGGTTACCCGTCATACCAACGCCCACTGGATAGCCTCCAGTCATGAGGCTCAAAACAATCCGATACTGACACTCAGTCTGATTAAGCGCCGGATACCGCATGAAGATGCTATCGGTACGTTGCAAGTTAGTGCACGGCACCTGAGTAATTTCACCAAGCGCAAGATGATTGCGGTCTGTGCTGGCTGGGAATGCCTGGATACTGAGGACCGGAATATGGAGGCATTTACCTACAGCATGACCCACGGTGACGATAACGGCTATTGGGCTGGCTTCAAGGCAGCTCAGAGGGTGCTGGATAAGCATGTGGAGCCGTGGAAGGATGAGGATACCCGTTGCGTGTGATCGGGTTTGACCTGCTGGCCCTCGAGTTGATGCTATGCCAGTTCGGGCAGCGAATAACGGTTACTGGGGGAACGGGATTTTATGAAAGTTATCAAGTAATCTTAAATAAAATTGAATTTAAAGAGTCAGGTTAGATTTTGCTGATCGCGAGAAATTGAGCGTGAAATGTGTATCCAACCATCTTTGTTGCTTTATTATCAAACAAAACGTGTTCATTTTAACCGTATTATTGGTTTGTTAATCTAAATCAATAAGGATTTCTACTGATAGCTAAATACTCTCCCTTTCAAAAGGAGAGATAAAATAATGAATTCAGCTAAGAAATGTTCAATATCTGTTTTGGCACTAGCGTTAGTTTTATTTTCAGTCCCTACCCTCGCCAAAGTAGCTAATTTATCTGATGACCATGTTAAACAGATGGTTATCAACGAGTCTATAGAATCATATCCGGGTAACTGCCCATGCCCTTTTAACTCAGCTAAAAATGGAAGTAGTTGTGGGAAACGTAGCGCGTGGAGCCGAGCTGGTGGCTATTCACCTATCTGCTATAAGAAAGAAGTTACAAAGGAAATGGTTACAGAATGGCGCGAGTCTAATAAAGCTTAATGTATAAAATTTTTTAGTGCATGAACTACGGACAAGCCCGCAATATTGCGGGTTTTTTATTACTGATAAATCCCTATCAAGTTATGGTTTGATAACCAAAGAACAAACAAATTCGCGTAAATAATGTACAACAATTATCAAGGGGGATCATGATGAATCTAGAATGTGTACCGTTACCTAGTAATACCTATGGCAGGTATCCCATAAGTATCCCAGAAATAACAAAGGAGCTACGCTATTAACGTAACTCCTTGTTTTATTTGGTGGCCCCTACTGGACTTGAACCAGTGACCAAGCGATTATGAGTACAGTGTGCGGGCCTTTAAAATCAATGAGTTACATTTATATCAATAACTTACATTGCGAATATTAGTGGATATTAGTGAGGGTTACTTTCCTCTGCTGCCACTTTGCTGCCAATCCCTATCAGATTAAGCGGATTAAAATCTATAGCTTCACTGAGGTGGTTTGGTGAGAAATGGGAGTAACGCATTGTCATCTTTATATCGGTATGTCCTAGTATTCTCTGTAGTACCAAAATATTACCGCCCGCCATCATGAAATGACTGGCAAAAGTATGCCGTAACACATGGGATAGTTGACCAGCTGGTAAGTTAATTTTTGCCCGTTTTAATGCAGTTCTAAAAGCTGAATAGCAGGATACGAAAAGCGGTTCGCCAGACTCTTTTTTAGGGATAGATTTTATTAATTCTTCGCTAACCGGGATTGTTCTGTTTTTCTTGCCTTTAGTTTTAATGAATGTGATCCGGTCTTTGGTTATTTGAGATAGTGATAATGATTCAGCCTCAGACCATCTGGCCCCGGTTGCTAAGCAGATTTTAACCACGGTCAATAAATCGCTGGCGCTACTGTTAGCGCATTCTTTCAAGAGGGTGTCAATTTCTTCTAACCGAAGAAATGCCATTTCACTCTCATCTGTTCTGTAGGGACGAACATTTTTTAAAGGGTGCTCAGCTTTCCACTCATCCAGTCGAATTAACTCATTAAACATGGCTCTGAAATAAGCCAGTTCAAGATTGACTGTGCGTGGACTAACTTTTTTTACCCGTGTATTACGCTGCAATTCTCCACTTAAACGTTTCTCTCTATACTGAGAAAATAGCTTGGCGTTGAACTCAGTCGCTAAAGGTTTACCCATAGACTCATAGGCATAGGTCATTGCATCTTTTCTTCTATCACCGTCTTCTAATGTGACGCCATGTGCTCTATGCCATGTATCAACTAGATCAGAAACAGTTCGTTTGTCCTGCTTTTCGCCCAGCCACGGTTTTTGTTCGGCTTCATCTTTGACATGGCGCTCATACGCTAACGCTTCCCCTTTAGTAGAGAATTGTTTTCGTATTCGTCGCCCATCCCGCCCATTAGGGAAACACTGTACTTGCCATTTCCCCGTAGCGAGTTTTGCTACTGCCATTGCGCACCTAACTCTTTAGATTCAGGGATTTTAGAATTAATCATGCTTGAATCCTTTAAGTTTCTGGTTTTAATAGCAAGTCATTACAACACGGCCCAACACATTTATATCTTCTAGCCCACAATCAAACGTCATGCCAACACCACTAACTCTAACTCTCCGAATCGGGATGCGAGTTAGGTCGCGAATGCTGATTTTTCCCTCAATATTGACCAGCCATTTACCGTCATATACTTCAGAAAAGATGCAATCCACTATGTAGTGAGTTTCACCATCAAGAATTACTTGCGGCTCTCCCATTGATAGCTGAGATGGCAGGAATAAATCCTTATCAAACATTAAGTAGTTAGCATCAAATAGCTGGCCGTCAATCAGTTTCTTTTTAGGTATTTTGAAAACATCTAACCGTCCATCATCAAACTTTTTACCAGTCCCAGTGGCAAGCCATTCCAAATTAACACCAGTCTCAGCTATGCACCGGATAGCTAAGTCTGATGGAAAATGGTTGCGTTTGTAGCGCATAGATAAACTACTGCCGGAAATATTTAGATGATTGCAATAGTCAATTTTTGATGTGAAACCATACGCCTCAATGATCCGATCAAGGACTTCCCCCCCACCTGTTTCAAAATGCCATTGCCTCGTAGCAAGTTTTGCCATTGCGCACCTAATCCTTGAATTTTTTGTTTTTTTAAGAGCAAGTCATTACGATACGGCCTAATACCTTTATATCCTCTAGTTCACAGTCAAACGCCATGCCAACACCACTAACTCTAACTCTCCGAATTGGGATGAGCGTTAGGTCGCGAATACTGACTTTCCCCTCAATATCTACTAGCCATTTACCGTCATATACTTCAGAAAATATGCAATCCACTATGTATTGCGTTTCTCCGTCAAGTACTACCCGCGGCTCTTTTAAAGGAGGTTGTCCGGGTAGGAAGAAAGTTTTATCAAACATAAGGTAGCCAGCTTCATAAATTCTGCCATCAATTAACTTTTCTTTACGGATTTTAAAAATATCAGTCTGGCTATCGTCGAACATTTTCCCTTCGCCTGTCGCTAGCCATTCCAGAGTTACCCCTGTTTCTGCCATACACATAACTGCGAAATCTGCTGGGAATCCCCCTCTCTTGTAGCGGGAGGATAGGCTACTAGCTGCAATATCAAAGTGCTGAGCCAGCATTATTTTAGAACTGAAGCCATATGCAGCAATGATGCGATCGAGGACTGCGGCACCATCTGTATTTATATCCAGCTTGAATTTTGCCATTAGAAGTTGTCTCTGCGTATTCGCAAAAAGAGAATTAAAAGTTGACCATTCGCTTTTTGCGAAGTAACCTGACTTCGGTTTTTTTGAAATTGCGAATATTACTGAGTATTACCGTACTCAACCTAACGAGGAATTTTGCCTTATGCGTCCTAACATTACAATCGTCATCCCTACACCATATTTGCCGCTTGCGGAGTATTGCCGCTTGCATGGTCTGGCCATTGGCACCGCCCGAGACATGATTGCAGATGGTCGGCTTCCGATTAAGCCAAAAGGCGATAAACCAAGAGCGGCAGTTGAGATCAATATGGCTAAGCTAACCGTACAAGCCCTTTCTGAATGCAACATTTCACTTTCTGTTTGATTCATTCTGAATCTTTAGGGTGACACTAACCATGTTTGATTTTTCTGTTTCTAAACATCCGCACTTTGACAATGCATGCCGTCAGTTTCCGACACGTCACAATCTGACGCAGTTGGCGAAACAGTTGGATATGAATGCGCAAACGTTGCGGAACAAGCTCAACCCGGAGCAACCGCACCAGCTTACGGTTACTGAATTGCTTGCGATCACCGACGCAACAGAAGACGCCAGCCTTATCGATGCCATGTTGGCGCAAATAAACTGTATGCCGTCAGTGCCAGTAAATGAGGCCAGCGCCGATAACATTTCTACCTACGCACTTAAAGCAACTGCTGCCGTGGGTTCTATTGCAGCCGCTGCGGTACAAGGCAACCATAAAACAGCATTCAGCAAATCTGCTCTGTTGGATAGCGTCAATACTGCGATTCGCCACCTGTCACTAATTGGTCTGACAGTGCAATGTCGCATTCAGTCAACCCCCGCGCTTGCTTCAACCGTTGATGTTATTAGCGGCTTGAGTGCTGTCGCCGGTTTGAGTTGAGGTGTCTTTATGATTATTTCTATTGCTCCACTGTTAAAACAGCAAAGCTCGGTAAACCTTCGCCATTTCGGTAATGGTGTGCTGGAATTGAAGAGCGGCCAGCGCTGGAAGCCGGGAAGTAATCAAAAGGCGCTTTTACAAGAATTGTCCTCTGCAAAGAAGACGCCAATATTACGTCGTCTGTTCGGGCGTTGATTGGGGGTTATATGTTGCAATTAACGGAATCTGAAAAATTAAGAATGACGGGTATTGCTCGTATTACTGAATTAAAAGAAACGCATTTCCGTAATAGAAAGAATGTTGCTCAAGAGGCTTTTGATAAGTCACCGGCACATTTGCGGAAAACAATCTGTTTTCATGCCGGGTTAAAAAGCCGTCATGTGAATATGCAGTTTTCAGAATTAACGCCAGCAGAAAGAGAGTCTGTTGTTGAAACGTTGAATTACTTAATTGAGTTTACTCGTTCGTTACCGTCATTTGTCAGTAATGATGACTGCACTCTGAATATTATTAATTAACCCGAACGCTCCCCGAGCCGGGCGGCACGATGGCCGCAACAGGGTTTACCTTGTTAACGCCGTCGTCCACCGCCCACCCATTCTGCTATTGAGGTTGGTATGACCACTACCACTGTTGTTATCCCCGCGCCACGGCCTGACAAAACGGCCGAACCGGTGATTGAAAATACCTTTTTCTGGCCTGCGGTTGACCCGATAAAGCTGCGCGAGCTGTTGCGCCTTGAGGGAACCGTCACCGCCGAGCGCCTGCGCTTTACCATCAAAGGCGCAATCGCCGAGGTTAACGCCGAGCTGTTCGAGTACCGCCGTGACCAGATGGCCGCTGGCTTTAAAACATTGGCCGAGGTACAGGCCGAACAACTGGACGGCGAGAGTATCCAGTTGGCCGAGTACCAGCGAGCCGTCTGTGCCATCACTGCCGCACTGTTGGCCGAGCGTTATCGCGGCTATGACGCCAGCGCGCGTGGTGATAAACGCGCGGAGGCCATCGAAAGCACCGTTGATGAGTTGTGGCGTGATGCGCGAATTAGCATTCGCAATATTGCCGGTAAGCCTCACAACATTATTGGCCTTATCTGATGCAGGTCAACGCGTTGCAAGGCGACACGCTCGACGCATTGTGCTGGCGGCATTATGGCCGCACCCAAGATGTGCTGGAGCAAGTCTATGACGCGAATCCGGGGCTGTCGGAACTGGGGGCCATTCTGCCGCATGGTTATCCGGTGGAGTTGCCCGATATGGCCCCAGCGGCCCAACGTGAAACCGTTCAATTATGGGATTGAAAATGGAGAAAATCAGCTCTGCGCTGGCCTATGTCTTGGCGCTGGCACTGGCGTTTATTGGTGCACTGAGTCCACAAGATATCGCCTTTTATGTGGCGGCGGTGGCCGCTGCTGCCACCTGTCTTATCAACTGGTACTACCGGCGCAAGAGCTATTTCTTGCTGAAAGAGTTGGGTATCAGGCGGGAGGTGTTCGATGAACTCAACCGTTAAGCGCTGTCTGGTCGGGGTCATTCTGACGCTGGCCGCCACTTTGCCAAACTACCAGACGCTCAACACATCGGCCGCCGGGCTAAAACTGATTGCCGATTATGAGGGTTGCCAGCTCAACGCCTACCAGTGCAGCGCCAACGTGTGGACAAATGGCATCGGTCACACCGCCGGGGTTAAGCCGGGCAGCGTTGTCAGTGAGCGACAGGTGGCAGTCAATCTGGTGGCCGATGTGCAGCGGGTCGAACGGGCTATGGCTGTGTGTATGCCGGTTGCCATACCGCAACCGGTCTATGACGCCGTAGTGTCGTTTGCCTTTAACGTCGGTACGGGGGCTGCCTGTCGCTCGACACTGGCCTTTTATATCAACAAGGGCGACTGGCGCAGCGCCTGCCATCAGTTGCCGCGCTGGGTGTATGTCAACGGCGTGAAAAGCAAAGGGCTGGAACGCCGCCGCGCCACCGAACAAACACACTGCCTGAGTGGGGTCTGATATGCGCGCATTAATTCTGTTATGGGTATGGGTTTTGATGATGGGTTTACTCGCGTGGCACGCCCATAGCCTGAAAAAAGAGTTAGACAGCGCCAAGACTGAGATTAGCACCTTATCGGCCGGGATTGAGAGCCGGGACAACGTGATCACCCGCTTGCAAGATGAGGCCCGGCAACAGGCAGACAATGAGCGGGCATTGCGCCAGTCATTGAGCCACGCCAGCAGCTTGTCATTATCTCGTGAACAGAGAATTCAAAGGTTACTCAATGAAAATAAAGCCTTGCGTGATTGGTTTGCTGCTGCTTTGCCTGCTGACGTTATCCGGCTGCACCAACGCCCCGCGTTCGCCAACCCCAACGATTATTTACGTTGGCTGCCCGACAGTGACCAGTTGCCCACTACCGGGCAGCAGCCCGGCGGTTAACGGTGATTTAAGTGCCGATATCCGTCAGTTAGAAACCGCACTGGTGGCCTGCGGGCTGCAAGTGGAAGCCGTGAAACAGTGTCAGGAACAACACCATGTTAAAACCCAAACTGCTACGCCAAGCCTTAACCGACAGCCTGCCACTGTTGCAGACTAACCCGGAGCGGCTGAAAATGTTTGTTGATGGCGGGCGCATTGTCTCGACGCTGGCCCCGTCGCTCTCTTTTGAAAATCAATATACGCTGACGCTGTTTATTGAGGATTTCCCCAGTGATGTTGATTATCTCTTTGTGCCAATACTGGCATGGTTGCGCGAGCATCAACCGGACATCATGGCAACAGAAGAAAAGCGCCGCAGCGGCTTTATTCATAAGGTTGATGTGATTAGCGATGTGTTGAGTGATATCCGTATCGACTTGCAACTGACTGAGCGGGTGATAGTAAAAGAGGTTGATGGTGCATTGCATGTTAACCATGCGCTGGAGCCGACTTGGCCGGGAGCAGCAACACGGCCAACAGCCATCTACTTTAACGGCGAAGTGATCCCATGAATGAGTTGAAACCCTTTGATGATGCTCTGGCTGGGCTGATTGCCAGTCTCACGCCTAAAGCCCGTAAAGCGCTGGCGGTCACTATTGCCAAACGCCTGCGAGCCAGTCAACAGCAACGTATTAAACGCCAGCAAGCGCCCGACGGCACCCAGTATGCCGCGCGTAAATCTCAACCGCTGCGTAAGCCCAAAGGCCGCATTAAGCGGGAAATGTTCGCCAAGCTGCGCACCGCGCGCTATATGAAAGCTAACAGCAGCCCCGATGAGGCAGTGGTCGAATTTGCCGGGCGCGTGGAACGCATGGCGCGGGTGCATCATTTTGGCCTGCGTGACCGCCCGAACATACACAGCAAAGATGTGCAGTATGATGAAAGGCCGTTACTGGGATTCAGTTTGTCGGATGTCGATAGTATTGAACTAATGATTATCAATCACCTAAGTAAATAATTATATAGAAACAATAAGGATTACGCTCTATATTGGTTGATAACAACATTGAACCTAGGGCTATTAAATGGAAGACATAAAATATCAAGTATTTGTGAGTTCAACTTATACGGATTTAAGTCAAGCTCGTAAGAAAGTTATTGATACCATTCTGAGCTTATATCATTTCCCTGTTGGCATGGAAATGTTTAGTGCAGATGATGATGAGCAATGGGAAGTTATTCAGGAAACAATAAGAGCTAGTGATTATTATGTGATAATAATTGGTCATCGCTATGGTTCGTTGTCGGATAATGAAGTTAGCTTTACCGAAAGAGAATACGATTATGCAAAGTCACTTCAAATACCTATACTTGCATTCATTCAGGGTAGAGACATACCAACTAATTCCCACCAGAGAGAATCTGACCCTATTCTAATTCAGAAGCTAAATGATTTTATTATTAAAGCCAAAGCAAGCAAGATGTGTAGTTTCTGGACGAATGAAGATGAATTAGCTAAAGAAGTAGCAATTGCATTACCTAAATTTATTAAAAAATCACCTCGCACAGGGTGGATTAGAGGTGACAAAGCAACCCCAGAAACAATGTCTCAAGAGTTAGTACTTCTGTCATCTGAAAACAGAGTTCTTCGTGAAAAGGTCACTGAATATGAGGCGAAATTAATTAAATCAAAACCCGAATTGGAACTTTCCATTTTCGATGACGAACCAATTATCATTTATTATGAAGACGTAAGACCAAATATCATACGACCTAATGAGTTAGATTACTCTGTAATAACAACTGAATTGAGTGAGTTTTTAACAAAAGAATCCATTGATAAATATAATAAAGAGTTACCTTCAGAAGAAGAAATAAATTATCACAATGACAAATTTGTACGCTATACAAACCTTACTAATAACTCACTCACTATAACACCTCAACTAATCAACAATGGTAACAAAGCAGCAAATGACATTCATATTACTATTGAATTCCCCGATTTTATAGAAGTTGTAACTCATTACGATAAAGAGAGGTTACTAGAGCCAGATATATATCTACCTCATTCCCCACTAGAAATTGCCCAACAAAAATTAATGCTTAGTAACACTCCAATAGCTGCAATAGGTGCGGGTTTATTTGACAGTGAATGGATGCAGTCACTATCTAGAAACAATGCTTTGCTTGGTAACTTACTACCCAACTTTCAGCCAGTTAATACTACGGAATGGGGAAGTATTGATGATAATCATTTAACGCTTAACTCTAAAAAACTACTCCATACGATGAGCGTGGCTTTTAAGAAAATAACCCTACTTCCATTAGCTGTTGGGCATGGGAATATCAATATTAGAGTTATTTGTGACGAGTTGGAAGAGGAAATATTGCTCACTAAAGAAATTGAAGTACAGTCCAAACATTAAAATTACCCTCCATCTGTAATCTTTGTTGTGCCATCGCTCAACTAACTTCAATTAATGGAAGCATGCATAAAATCAAAGCATGCTTCCCCCATGAACACTCAAACCCAACTTACTGAAATTCTGCGCCTGCTGCGCAACCTGATCCGTATTGGTACGGTGGCCGAGGTCGATCTCGACCAAGCCCTGTGCCGCGTGACGACAGGGGACAATACCACCGGCTGGTTAAACTGGCTGACGTTGCGCGCCGGTCAATCGCGATCATGGTGGGCACCGTCCGAGGGTGAGCAGGTGTTGATACTGTCCCTCGGTGGCGAACTGGATACCGCCTTTGTGCTGCCGGGCATTTTCTCTGATGACTTTCCGCCACCGTCGGCCTCAGCGAATGGCCTGTATATCACTTTCCCTGACGGTGCAACGTTGCACTATGAACCGGAGAGCGGCGAATTGCTGGCTGATGGCGTTAAAACAGCGGTTATCAATGCCAGTGAATCGGTGAATGTTACCGCCCCCACTATCACCTGTGCCGCCTCGGTCAAAATTCTACTGGATTCGCTAGAAGTGGAATGCACCCATAACCTGACCACCGCCACCTTGAATGTGACCAAAGGCGGCAAGATGAGCGGCAATATCGAGCATTCCGGCGGTTCGTTCTCATCCAATGGCGTGGTGGTTGATGACCATGACCACGGCGGCGTGTTGCGCGGCGGGGATTATACCGAGGGGATTCAATGACCACAGCCACCTATCTCGGCATGAGCCGCAACGCCGGGCAAACCATTACCGACGCTGACCATATCAGCCAGTCAATCGCTGACATTCTGATTACGCCGGTGGGTTCGCGGGTGATGCGTCGCACTTATGGTTCGCTGCTATCGGAGCTGATTGACCAGCCGCAAAATCCGGCCCTGCGCCTGCAAATTATGGCCGCCAGTTACAGCGCCATTCTGCGCTGGGAGCCGAGGGTCAAGCTGACCGGCATCACTTTTGAAACCACCATAGATGGAAAAATGGTGGTTGATATCACTGGCACCCGCAGCGATAGCGCGGCCCCTCTCTCTTTAACCATTCCCGTGAGCTAACCCTATGGCAACCATTGACCTGAGCCTGTTACCGCCGCCGTTTGTGGTGGAAGAACTGGACTATGAAACCCTGCTGGCCGAGCGCAAAGCCACGCTGATATCTCTTTACCCGGAAGAACAGCGCGCCGCCGTGGCCCGCACGTTGTCGCTGGAGTCGGAGCCGCTGGTCAAGTTGCTACAGGAAAACGCCTACCGCGAAGTGATATTACGCCAGCGCGTCAATGATGCGGCCCGCGCGGTGATGGTGGCCTATGCCGTCGGCAGCGACTTAGACCAGCTCGGCGCAAATAACAACGTAGAGCGATTGGTGATCACCCCGGCAGACCCTACAGCGATACCACCGATTGAGGCGGTGATGGAATCTGACCCTGATTTCCGGGTGCGTATTCCGCAAGCCTTTGAGGGCTTGAGCGTGGCGGGGCCAACCGGTGCTTATGAATACCATGCCAAAACTGCTGACGGCCGGGTGGCCGATGCCTCAGCAATCAGCCCGACCCCCGCCTGTGTCACCGTCACGGTGTTATCGCGTGAGGGTAATGGCGAAGCCTCAGCCGAACTGCTGGCGGTGGTCGAAGCCGCGCTGAATGATGAGAACACGCGCCCGGTGGCTGACCGGGTGACGGTGCAATCCGCCCGCATTGAAGATTATGAGATTGACGCGGTGATCTACCTGCATCCGGGGCCGGAGGCTGAACCGGTACGCGTAGCCGCTGAAAAGAAACTGACCGCCTTTGTCACTGCACAACGCCGCCTTGGTCGCGACATTCGCCTGTCAGCACTCTATGCCGCGCTGCATGTTGAGGGCGTCCAGCGGGCGGTGATTAATGCCCCTTTAGCCGACGTGGTGCTGGATAAAACTCAGGCCGCATGGTGCACCGGCAGCACTATCACTGTTGGGGGTACGGATGACTGACCGCTTATTGCCTGTTGGTTCCTCGGTACTGGAAGTGGCCGCCGCGCGCGCCTGCGCAGAGCTGGAAAACACCCCTGTCCCGATTCGCCAGCTCTGGAACGCCGACACTTGCCCGCTATCGCTGCTGCCTTATCTGGCGTGGGCGTGGTCGGTGGATCGCTGGGATGAGAAATGGCCGGAAGCCACTAAGCGCGCGGTGGTGAAGTCCTCGCAGTACGTCCACAAACACAAAGGCACCATCGGCGCGATTCGTCGGGTGGTTGAGCCGCTCGGCTATCTCATCAAGGTGATTGAGTGGTGGAAAACCAACGAAACCCCCGGCACCTTTCGCCTGGATGTCGGCGTGCTGGAAACCGGCATTACCGAAGAAATGTATCAAGAGCTTGAGCGGCTAATCGACGACGCCAAGCCATGCAGCCGTCATTTAGTCGGCCTGTCTATCAATCTCGACAGCAGCGGCCCGCTGACTATCGCCGCCGCCAGTTACAGCGGTGATGAGCTGACCATTTACCCCTATTTACCTGAAACCCTAACCGTGACCGGCGAGGATTACGCCAGCGCCGCCGTCCATATTATTGATGATCTGAGAGTGAACCCATGACAGCGAGATTCTTTGCTTTACTGACCAACATTGGCGCGGCCAAGCTGGCGAACGCCACCGCGCTCGGCACCCGCTTAGAGATTACCCAAATGGCGGTCGGGGATGGCGGCGGAACACTGCCAACCCCTAACCCGGCACAAACTAAACTGGTGAATGAACAGCGCCGCGCAGCGCTTAATATGCTGTCCATTGACCCGATTAACACCAGTCAGATTATTGCGGAACAGGTTATTCCTGAAACCGAGGGCGGGTGGTGGATCCGGGAGATTGGTTTACTGGATAAAGACGGTGATTTAGTTGCCATTGCCAACTGTGCCGAAACCTATAAACCGCAATTGCAAGAGGGCAGCGGGCGCACCCAAACCATTCGGATGATTTTAATTGTCAGTAGTACGGCTGCTGTTACGCTGAAAATCGACCCGTCGGTAGTACTGGCAACGCGCAAGTATGTTGATGATAACGCTATTGAGGTTAAAGCCTATGCCGATAACTTGCTTGATAAGCATGTCAAAGCGCCAGACCCACACAAACAATATTTAAAGATAGCCAGTAACTTAGCGGAAATTAAAGCAGCGGGCGCAGCCGCAGTAACCAGCGTTCTTTCCAATATCGGGGCGCTACCTGTTGATGGAACAGCGGCGGCGGCCAAGAAACTGGAAACAAAACGAAAGATTGCGGGCAAGTTATTTGATGGCACGGCAGATATTGCTATTGCAGCCGGGGATGTCGGAGCGCTACCTGCTGACGGAACCGCAGCCGCTGCGACAAAACTGGCAACCGCAAGAAAAATTGGCGGTGTCGATTTTGATGGCACTAAAGATATTTCGTTGCCATTCATTAATGCCACGGATGCCAACATTCAATTGGCAGGCAACCTAGGCGTAAGGGATCTTGAGGTTCGTCCTATGCCCGGTTCCACCGAGGGCGGCGAGATAAGGCTTTATGATAAAGGGGATAGCAGAGCCGCTTTTATCGATATCGATTCAGTGGGTGCTTTTAGAGTTGTTACTGAGGGGGTAGGTGTTTCTCTTCTTATCAGCAAAACCAGTGGTGATGTATTCATACCGAAAACACTCACGGCGGCCGGTAATTTACACGGTGCAAACGTTGTATCTGTAGGGAATGTTTTTGCGGGCAATACCTCTTCATTTCTGGCTCCAGATGGCAATGTCAACGGCCCGCTCTGGGGCGGTTACTTATCGACCTACTTATCCAACCGCACAGACCACAGAGTCAGGGCATGGGCGGCATTGCAAGGAAACGGCACAATCATTAGCTCATTTGGTTTTGCCGCGATAAACCGAACTAACGTGGGCGGCTATAACTTTGTCATGTCAACGTCACACGGCGCATACGCTGTTACGGTTGGCATTAATGGCGGTTCACAATATGGCGCACAAAATGCTCACTCGGCGAATATTTGGAATAGAAGCCCTAACTCATTCAGCGTACAGAACGCAGAAGATGGCGGGACGAGTTATGGCGGGAGAGATTGGCCTGAATTTTACGTTATCGTCGTTGGCCCATAAGGAATAAAAAATGGAACAATTGATTAATCAAGCGCTGTCAGACAATGACGAATACGACAATATTTATGTTGTCGTGTTTGAGAATGAGAGTGGGCGCGGAATGACGGTGGCCAATTTTGCCACACAACAATATTTAGAGGCATTTACCCATGATGGGCCTTGGCTAAAAATCTTGCGTGAAGACCTGCCAGACCAGCGTTTTATCGAGGCTTGGCAGTTCAATAAAGCAAAAAACGCCATCGTGGTAAATCCCGTTTGGTTGCAAGAAATGCAGGTTGCCGAAGCGGAAAGGGAGCGCAGCCGTAGAATTTGGTTGGTTCAGGACGAACTAACCGCACTGCAAACTGACCTGATGCTGGGAATTATTGACGATGAGGGTACGGCGCGTTTGATCAAGTTAAAGAAATACGTCATTACTTTGAAACAATTAGACGCCTCGACTGCTCCTGGTATCGCATGGCCTGAATTATCGCAGTAACCTTATTTCCCCAGCCCCGATTGCGGGGCTTTTTCGTTGTGCCAATCACCACACACCCCCAATCAGATGCCCCCCGCCCCGTAAGTCGTCACCATACTCTCACCCTCAATCAACAGAGAGTTAATCTATGAGTGATTACCATCACGGCGTGCGCGTCCTCGAAATCAACGAGGGGACACGCGTCATTTCCACTGTTTCCACCGCCATTGTCGGCATGGTCTGCACCAGCGATGATGCTGACGCAACCGCATTCCCCCTCAATACCCCAGTATTGATTACCAACGTACTGGCCGCCGCCGGTAAAGCGGGCAAAAAAGGCACTCTGGCCGCGTCATTGCTGGCGATTGCGGAACAGGCCCGCCCGGTCACGGTTGTTGTTCGCGTGGCTAGCGGTAAAGATGAGGCTGAAACCACCTCTAATATTATCGGCGGTGCTGATGAGAATGGCCGCTACACTGGCATGAAAGCGCTGTTAGATGCGCAATCAGTTACCGGTGTTCGCCCGCGTATTCTCGGTGTGCCGGGGCTGGATAATCAGCAAGTGTCTACCGCACTGGCGAGTGTCTGCCAACAGTTACGCGCCTTTGGTTATATCAGCGCGTACGGCTGTAAGACCCTTTCCGAAGCGATGTTGTACCGCGAGAATTTCAGCCAGCGCGAACTGATGTTAATTTGGCCGGACTTCCTGAGCTGGAACACCACCGCCAACAGTACCGATATTGCCTATGCCACCGCCCGCGCACTGGGCCTGCGCGCCAAGATTGACCAAGAGACGGGATGGCATAAAACCCTGTCTAACGTCGGCGTGAATGGCGTGACCGGTATCTCTGCCAGCGTCTACTGGGATTTGCAGACCGTTGGCACTGACGCTGACTTACTTAACAAAGCCTGCGTAACAACGCTAATCCGCAAAGACGGTTTCAAGTTTTGGGGTTCGCGTACCTGCTCTGATGATCCACTGTTTGCCTTTGAGAACTACACCCGCACCGCGCAAATTCTGGCTGACACCATGGCCGAGGCGCAGTTGTGGGCCATAGACCGCCCGATGCACCCGACACTGGTTAAAGACATGATTGGCAGCATCAATGCCAAGTTCCGCGAAATGAAATCCGCCGGGCTGATTATTGACGGCGCTTGCTGGTATGACGATAGCGCCAACGATAAAGACACCCTGAAAGCGGGCAAGCTGTTTATCGATTACGACTACACCCCAGTGCCACCACTGGAAGATTTAACCCTGCGCCAGCGTATCACCGATAAATATCTGGTGAACTTTGCCGCTGCCGTCAACAGCTAAGGAAAACTGACTTATGGCACTGCCACGTAAGCTGAAATTGATGAACCTGTTTAACGATGGCCGGGATTACATGGGGATCGTCTCGTCCATTACCCTGCCAAAACTCACCCGCAAGCTGGAGAACTACCGGGGCGGCGGGATGAATGGCGTGGCTCCGATTGATTTGGGGCTTGATGACGATGCGCTTTCCATGGAATGGTCGATGGGCGGCATTGACGAGCTGGTGTTGCAGCAATGGGGAACGCCCAAAGTTGACGCGGTTCCGCTGCGTTTTGCCGGGGCTTACCAGCGTGACGACACTGGAGAGGTCACAGCGGTAGAGGTCGAAATCCGTGGTCGTCATAAAGAGATTGATGGCGGTGAATCCAAGCAAGGGGAAGACACCGAAACTAAGGTATCGACCCAGTGCACCTACTACAAGCTGACCATTGACAGCAAGGTGGTGATGGAGATTGACGTGGTTAACCTGATTGAAATGGTTAACGGCGTAGACCTGCTGGAAGCCCAACGCAAGGCCATCGGCCGCTAACCCCTGACAGCCAGTGTGAACCCGCTGGCCTGCCTACCTGACTGAATTGGAAAAAACAATGAAAAAAGTAACTGCTAAAACTGAACCCACCACCGAGGTTAACGAGAATGTGGTGGTACTGGATACCCCATTAAAACGCGGTGAAACCCTGATTACTGAAATTGAAGTATTCCGACCTAATGCCGGATCACTGCGCGGGGTACGACTGTCCGATGTGGCCCATTCTGATGTCGATGCTCTGATTGTTGTACTGCCGCGTATTACCTCACCGACACTGACCGCCGCCGAATGTGGCCGTTTAGAGTTGCCCGATTTAGTTGCGCTGGCGGGCAAGGTGATTGGTTTTTTGTCGCCGAAACAGGGGGCGTAACGCTCGACCCGAAACTGGAAGTTGACGACCTGATGGCGGACATTGCCGCCATTTTTCACTGGCCGCCGTCAGAGCTTTGGGCCTTGAGCCTCACCGAGCTGGTGCGCTGGCGTCATAAAGCCCTGCTACGAAGTGGAGCCGTAAATCATGAGTAAGAGCTTACAGCTACAGGTATTGCTCAAAGCCGTAGACCAAGCCACCCGCCCATTTAAAGCCATTCAAACCGCCAGTAAATCCCTCACTGGCGACATCCGCAACACCCAAAGCAGCATCAAATCACTTGATATGCAGGCGGCGAAAATTGACGGTTTCCGTAAGGCCAGCGCCCAACTGGCGGTCACCGGGCAAGCATTGAAAAAAACCAAAGAAGAGGCGGCGGCACTGGCTATCGCCTTTAAAAACACCGAGAAACCCACCGCCCAACAAGCCCGGCTGATGGAGGGCGCTAAACGCGCGGCGGCTGAACTGCAAACCAAATACAACGGGTTGCGCCAGTCGGTGCAGCGCCAGCGCGACGCGCTCAACGCTGACGGCATCGCGACCAAAAATCTGAGCAGTGAACAGCGCCGGTTACGCAGCAGTGCCGCCGAGGCGACAGTGGCCCTGAGTCGCCAGCGCCAAGAACTGCAACGTCTGAGCCTGAAACAGGAACAACTCAACCGTATCAGCAGCCGCTACCAGAAAGGCAAAGCCGCCACCAGTGCGGTGCGTAATACCAGCGCCGCCAGTCTGGGGGTGGCAACCGCCGGGCTATACGGTGCGGCAAAACTGATTGCACCGGGTATCCAGTTCGACAGCCAGATGTCCGGCACTCAGGCAATTTTGGGGCTGGATAAAAAAGACGCCAAGCTGGCCGCTATTCGTCAACAGGCGCGGGATATCGGCGGCTCCACCGCCTTTTCCCCGACCGATGTCGCACGAACCCAAGACACACTGGCCCGTTCCGGCTATGACGCTGACGCCATTCTGGCCGCCACTGAGCCGACAGTTAACCTGTCGCTGGCGTCCGGTGTGGATATTGCTGAGGCGGCAGATATTGTCACCAACATGCAATCGGCGTTTAACCTGCCGTTAGACCAGATTAAACGCGTGTCGGATGTGATGGCGAAAGGCTTTACCAGCTCAAACACCAACCTGTTAGAGCTGGGCGAGGCAATGAAATACGTGGCCCCAATTGCTGAGGCTGCCGGGGCCAGTATCGAAGACACCACCGCGTTACTCGGGGTGCTGGCCGATAACGGCATCAAGGGCAGTATGGCCGGGACAAGTACCAGTGCGGTGTTTAGCCGGTTGCAAGCGCCTGTCGGGCAAGCACCGGCCGCACTGAAAGAGCTGGGAATAACCACCCGCGACGGCAAAGGCAATATGTTGCCGGTGGAGAAAATCCTCAAAGACATAAACCGCTCGTTTAAAAAGAACAAATTAGGCACCGCGCAACAAGCCGAATACCTGAAAGTGATCTTTGGTGAAGAGGCGATGAAAGGCGCGGTGAAACTGGTGGCCGCCGCCGGTAACGGCAAATTGGCAGAGAAGCAAAGCAAGCTGAAAAATGCCGATGGCACCGCGCAATCTATTGCCACGGTGAGAATGGATAACCTTGACGGTGACCTAAAAAACCTGAGTTCGGCATGGGAAGACCTCGAAATTGAGGTATTTGAGAAGCAAGACTCCGCGCTGCGCCAACTCACCGTGACTGCAACTGACTGGCTGGTCAATGTGGCGGTATGGGCCAAGAAAAACCCGGAGCTGGTCAGCACCATTACCACCGTTACTGGCGCGGCGTTGGCACTGGTTGCCGGGCTAGGTGCGTTGGGTCTGATTGCATGGCCGGTGATGGCGGGGTTTAACCTGCTGTTGGCGGGAGCCGGTTTATTGAGTACCGGCTTTTCCCTGATGGCGGGCACCATTGCCGCCGCACTCACGGCGCTGACATGGCCGATAGTGGCGGTGGTCGCGGCCATTGTGGCCGGTGGTCTGCTTATCCGTAAATACTGGGAACCTATCAGCGCCTTTATTGCTGGCGTGGCCGAGGGCTTTACCGCCGCCATGGGGCCAATCAGCGCTGCCTTTGAGCCGCTTAAACCGGTGTTTAACTGGTTTAGTGACAAGGTGAAACAGCTTTCGAACTGGTTCGCTGACCTGATTAAACCGGTAAAGTCCACACAGGAAACCTTGGACAGGGCGACCAATGCAGGCAAGTTATTTGGTGAGGGTCTGGCGGCGGCGCTCAGTCTGCCGATGGATGCGCTAAACACCCTGCGCAGTGGCATTGACTGGGTGCTGGAAAAGCTCGGCATCATTGATAGCAAATCTGCTGGGCTGGCCGATAACGTCCCAAAAGATAACCCTTATGCGGGCGGATACTCACCCAGTGGCGGCGTGTTGTACGGCGGTTATCAGCCGGTCACCGCCCATACCGGCACCACCATTGTAGATAGCAGTGTCACCACCAACGATATCAAGGTGACTATCCCACCGGGCATGAGCCGACAAGATGCCGAGCGAATGATGCTTGATGCCCTTGCCAGGAACGAACGGAATAAACGCGTCCGCCAGCGTGGCCAGATGGAGAATGATTAATCATGATGTTATCACTGGGGTTATTTGTGTTTATGCGCCAGACCACGCCTTATCAAAGCATGGCGCGCAATATTGATTACCGCTGGCCGACGAATAGCCGGGTAGGTTTACGGCCAGCCGCGCAGTTTCTTGGCGTCGACTGCGAAAAAATCACCTTGTCCGGGGTACTACTGCCGGAGCTGACTGGCGGCCACCTGTCATTGCTGGCTCTTGAAGTGATGGCTGACCAAGGCAAAGCATGGCCGCTGGTTGAGGGTAGCGGCATGATTTACGGCATGTTCGTCATTGAGAGCCTGAGCCAGACCGGCGCACTGTTTTTTGCCGACGGCAGCGCCCGGCGCATTGAGTTCACCCTCAATCTGTTGCGGGTTGATGAGTCACTCACTGCGATGTTTGGCGACCTGCAACAACAGGCTGACGAGTTGCTGGGTAAAGCAACGGCCATGACCGATAAAGCCCCGTCGTCAATCGGAGGATTATTCTCATGATGAGCGGCATTGCACTACCGGCTGGGGCGGAGTTGGCCCCCGACTTTATGCTGAATATCAACGCGAAAGATATCACCCAGAATATTCGTGATCGGCTGTTGTCCTTGAGCCTAACCGACAACCGGGGCTTTGAGGCTGACCAGCTTGATATTGAACTGGATGACGCTGACGGCCAGCTTGCCATGCCGGAACGGGGCGCGGTGTTATCGGTGTTCTTGGGCTGGAAAGGCTCTGCGCTGATTGGCAAGGGTGATTTTACCGTGGATGAGGTCGAGCACCACGGCGCACCGGATACGCTGACCATTCGCGCCCGCAGTGCGGATTTTCGCGGTTCGCTTAATGCGCGGCGGGAAGTCTCTTATCATGAGACAACACTGGGTAACGTGGTGGCGCAAGTGGCGGAGCGCAACAACCTGAAAGCGATGCTGGCTGACGGTCTGGCGGATATCGCTATCTCTCATATTGACCAGACGCAAGAGACTGACGCCAAATTTATCACCCGGTTAGCTTCACTGAATGGCGCGGTAGCCGCCGTTAAAGCCGGGCGATTGTTGTTTATCAAGCCGGGTAGCGCGGTCACCGCCAGCGGTAAACCTATTCCGCAAATGACGATCACCCGGCAAGATGGCGACCAGCACAGCTTTAGTATTGCTGACCGGGGCGCGTATACCGGCGTGAGTGCCAGTTGGTTGCACACCAAAGACCCCAAACCGGCCAAGCCGAAAAAGGTTAAGTTAAAGCGCAAGCCAAAATTTAAACAGCTCCGCGCACTGGAACACCCCAAAGCCAAACCGACCCGCACCAAAGCGGCTAAAGAGAAAAAGCCGGTAGAGGAAAAACAAGGGGATTATCTGGTGGGGGCTGAGGATAATGTCTTTGTTATCACTACGGTTTACGCCACGCAAAAAGCCGCCATGCGCGCTGCCCAGTCTAAATGGGAGAAGTTACAGCGCGGTGTGGCGGAGTTCACTATCACCCTAGCTATGGGGCGCGCTGATTTATTTCCTGAAACCCCTGTCGCGGTCAGCGGCTTTAAATCGGTGATAGACCAACAGAGCTGGATAATCAGCAAGGTAGCGCACAGCCTGAGTAACAGCGGCTATACCACCCAATTATCTCTCGAAGTGTTGTTGTCGGATGTCACTTATGAGGCGGAGTAACTTTCACTTTAAGTTAATTTAAAGCGTTAAATTCACTTAAAGATGATTTGTGCGTGTTTGTAGTGTTATCATACTTGCATAAGCAGAGAGAGGAGGGGATACGAGTATGATGCATTGCCCGCTTTGTAAGACCGCTGCACATGCTCGGTCTAGTCGTTATCTTAGTGAAAAGACGAAAGAACGTTATCACCAGTGCCAGAATATTAATTGTAGCTGCACTTTTGCCACGCACGAAACAGTAGACAGAATCATTGTGTCGCCGGGGGAAACAAAACCAGCGCCACCACATCCAAGCAGAACTAATCAAGGGGTGCTGTGGATTTAA